GTCTTCGGTTTTTCCGGTCGCCTTGGCTACCGCTTCGGCGGCGGCCTGGTCAGCTTGGGCCTTGTTCTGCAACGCGGTCTGGTTCGCTACCGCGGCCGCCGTGCCGCCCTCGATGGCCAGCCCGTTCTGCTGGAATGCCTGCGTGACCGAGTTTGTGGCCCCGGCCGCCCGGGTCTGCGCCTGTTCGAGGGAGAGCGACTTGCCGTTCAGTGCGTCGAACGCCTGCTTCAACAAACCCGCAGCGTCACCCTGCAACTGCATCGCCAAGGTCTGCTGCTCAGTGGACTGCTTGGCTTTGTCCTGCGCGGTAACGGCCTGCTGGTACATGCTGACGCTGGTGCCGTAGGTGTTGGCGTTGAGCTGCGCGGCGCCCGTGTTCGCCTCAGTGGAGGCTTTGGATGCTGCCAGGGCGGCATCATAGTCCTTGTTCTTCTGGATACCGTCCGTGATCGCACCGTTCGTGCCATCAATAGCGCCGGCGAGCTTCTTCGCGGCGTCACCCTGTTCGATCTGCGCCTGCGTCGCGGTCCGGTGCCCGGCAACACCACCCATGGAGGCGGCGGCAGCGGCGTCAGTGACGGATTTGACGCGGGCCATGGCGTCCGCGTTGCCTGTTGCCGCTGCTGTCACGTCGGCAATGGAGATGCCCAGTGTGCGCGCAGCCGCCGTCGCCCCCGAGTCAACGAGTTCCTTGGCGGCCTGGGCACGGACGTGCTCACCGATGGCGTTCGTGTCATCCTTGAGTGCCTGGGTGTAGTTCTGCACGGACGCGCTGCCGTGGTCTGTGCCCTGCGCTGCGGTGATCGCCATGATGCCCAGCCCGGACAAGGCGGCCAGCAGGATGCCGACCACAGGCACGGCGAGGTTGGCTTTCATGCCGAACAGGGCCGCTTCGTCCCCGGCGATCTTCATCCCTGCCCCGGCAATGGTCATTGCGGGGCCGATGAGGGTTGCGGTGGTGACAAGCCCCGCGAGGACGGGCAGCGGCAGGGCTGAGAGCGTGTCAGAGATCGCCGTGAGCACGCCGATCACCACGGGGCCCAGAGGGGCGAACGCGGCGATCAGATGCCCGGCCGTGGTCACCAAGGACTCTATGAGGGTCATAACGGCGGGCAGGTTCGCAGACGCGTAGGCCAGGAACTCGCTGAAGCCGTTGGTGTTGGTGAAGGAAAACAGCCAGGTCACGAACTTGCCAAGCTCCACCCCGCCGGACTGGATCAGCGGGTTCATCCGTTCGAGCCCGTTCAGCACGCCGGACAGGGCTGTGCCACCCATCTGGCCCAGCAGGCCGGCGCCCTCACCCACAAGCTGGTTCAGGAACGGCATCCGGGAGTTGATGTCCCCCACGGCGCCGTTGAACGAGCCGAGCATGGCGTCAGCCGACGTCGCGGAGAGCTGGTCCAGGCTGCCCTTCAGGACACCCAGCCCGGCAGCGTATTCGTTGCCGGCAGTACTGCCAGCGGCCATCTCATCCTTGATGCCCTTGATTGCGAGGACACCGGAGACGCCCATGACACCGAACGCGACACCCATGCCGACAGCGCCGGCCGCGATAGGTGCGCCAGCGGCGAGGATCGCCGGGGACAGGCCCAAGAGGACCTGCAGCCCGGAGACGCGCTGGTTGTTCGCGGCGGTCCCGCGCTTGGTCGCCTCCGTGGACTTGTCTTCCTCCACCGTGCTGAGCTGCTTCGCACGGGCCAGCTTCGCTTCAGCGTCCGATTCGTTGCCGATGGCGCGGGAGTGCGCCAGGCGTGACGTGGCGGCCTGCACGGAGTCTTCCCCGTACTTCTTGGTGACCTGGTCCAGCTTCTCCTGCGAGATAGCCGAACGCTGGTAAGCCTGGTCAAGGTTGCGCTCAGCGACTGCGACAGCTTCCAGCTTCGCCAGTGCGGGCCCCACGTTGGCGTCGACCTTGACGGTGGGTTCAAGCGCCCCGACCTCTTTGGCCTCAACCTTGGCTTCGGCCATACCCCGCTTGAAGTCGGAGTCATCAACGGTGAGTTTCGCGTCGATTGAGCCTGTGGTCGTGGGGCCTTCGCCTGCCATGGGTTACGCTCCCTGTTCTTTCACGGGTTGGGTGGCGCGCCACAGCCGGGACTCGGTTTGGAGAAGGCCATGGACGAGGTCGCGGAACTCCGCCCACATCAGGGACTCTTGGTGGACCCTGATGCCGTATTCGGACGCGAGGTCGGCGATGATGAGGGGGAAGTGGTCGAGGATTTGCTCCCACGTGACCTGGTCGCCTTGGCCTTCGGGGCGGTCGTACCATTCCCAGAGGCCGGTGGCTTCGTCGTAGAGGCCCCGCCCGGTAGGGTCTTCAGGACCTCCTTCGCTGCGTCCCGGAGTGCTTTTGGGAGGCCGTTCTCCCACACCTCTTCCGCACTGTCACGGCCGGACGTGAAGTCGGTGTAGGCGGTGAGGAACACCCGGTCGATGACGTCGCCGGGGACGTTGTCCTTGAGCATGTCCGTGTGCACGTCGCCGAGGATGATCCGGTACAGGTCACTGGAGAGTAGGAGCTCGCCCTTGTTGCGGGACGCGTGGATCTTCAGCCCGTCCGAGAGCGTCACGGCGGGCAGGGTGTATTCCTTGCCGCGGACCGGGACAATGAGCGGGCCGATAATGTCTTCGAGGGGGCGCAAAGCCATGAGGGTGTCCTTTGTGAGAGTCGTGAGGGTGGGTAGTAAGGTGGCGGGCCCACCCTCACAGGGGCCCGCCACCGGTAACCGGCCCCGCACCGCCGGGTCAGGGCGGTGCGGGGGGATCTAACTAGGCGCCGCGGGTGTACGCGAAGGCGGCGGACGCGCCAGCCGCGTTCGTCACGATGATCGGCGCCGAACCTGCCGTGCCGGTAGGCATGACAGCGATGATCAGCGAATCGGACACCACAATCCAGCTGGTGGCGTTGATCGCGTTGAACTTCACACCGGAGGTCACGACGGTGCCCGTGAAGCCGTTGCCGGTGATCTGCACCTGACCGCCCACAGCCACGCCCGAGGGGGTAGCGGAGGCCACGACGGGAACGACGGTGGCCGTGTACGGGGTGGTGATCGCGGCGAGGACGCCGTCAATCGTGAATGTCATCGTGACCTCTTCAAGGTCTGCGATGCCCGTCTTGGACTGCTGCCAGTCGACCAGTGCGCGGCCGGAGTAGGCTTCGTTGACGCCGGTCCGGTCGTACCAGCGGATGTACAGGCGGGCAGCGTCACCGAACTGGTAACGGGTCGTGCGGACGAGCTCCTGGCCCGGGTCGAACACGCCGGCCGTGGTCTTCCGGTTGGCCTTGACGACAGCCTTGGCGCCGGTCATGGTCTTCTCGTACGACGCGAACCCGTTGGTGTCGTAGTCGTCGGCCGCGACGATGGTTGGGTTTTCGTTCGGGCTGAAGTCGGTGACACCGGCTACGTTCAGCCAGGTGACGTTATCGGAAGATACTTGAACCTTGAAGCGCCTCGCGAGAGCTGTGGACATGGGTGCCTCCTATGGGGCTTTGGACATAAAAAAAGCCCCACGGGTCCGTGAGGCTAGAAGGGTTAAACAGGTGAGGCCCCCGGAGGGGCCTCTATTCAGTTATGGTCTTGTGCGCCTTAGTGGCGGTTGTTGAACTCCGGGCAGTACGCGGAGGTGGACGCGCCGATCAGGAACCCGACATCCCCGGCGGTGAACGCCGCGTTCTTCGACATCAGGTAAGTGACTTCATCCCGGAATGAGGTGCCGGCCCGGTAGTCGTCGCAGATGTAATGGCCGATGCGCACCCCGGCATCGTCGGTCCCGCCTAGGAACCGTGTCCGGTACTGGGTGAGGAAGATGCTGTTATCCGGGGTGGGGGCCGGTGGCGGCGGCGTTGCGGCGCATCCGGTGAGCAGGACCAGCGCGGCGATTCCCCAAAGATGTTTCATGGGCTGAATCGTACCGTGCGGCGACTGGATTTAATAGCCTGCGCTGGGCCGTGCCGTGGTGCCGGGGGTGTCGAGGTCGAGGAGGAACAGCTCCACATGCTCGAACCGCTTCAGCGAGTCCTGGACGAGCGGGACACTGTTCTGATGCAACACCTGGACGATATTCGCCGTACCCAGCGGTTGCCCGGCCAACCCTTGGAGGAAGTCGCGGACGGCGGCGCCCGTATCCGAGGCATCCCACACATTCCCTGCACTGCCCCGGATATGACACTCAAGGATGCCGCGTTCCATCGGGACCATGACGCCGAGGTTCATGGGTGTGTAGTTCAGGACAATGCACGCGTCCGGGGATTGCGGCCACACCCCGAACACGATCGCCCGGTCCGTGGCCAGATACGTGCCGGCGGGTTTGTACACGCCAATGGCCGAGTCGGACAGCATCTGCGCCAACCCGGTCAGGACGTCCTTGACGTAACTCATGGGACCTCTACTCTATTGCCTTGGACAGCTCTTCGGTAAGGATCTCAATGACCTTCGGGGTTTCGGAGAGGACGGACGACGTCAGGTAGAGGCGCTGGCCAACCTCATGCCGCAGGATCTCGTACTCCTGGTAACGGGCGTACGGACCTTCGTAGGTGACGGTGGCGCCGTCAGGGGTGGCGTCCGTGTGCGCGCCGGAGCGGAGATCGCCGGACTCCAGTGGGGTGCGTTCGACCGCCACACCACGGACGTGCTCCATGGCCTTGAAGCTGGCCCCGGGGATCGCGGCTATGACGGCGTCCGTGATCTGGTCCAGGTGGACGCTGAACGTCTCACCCATTACTTGATCTGCACCATCGTGTGATCCGGCAGGTTGAGGCCCCCGGAGTCGTTGCGGTTCTGGGTGATGACGTAAGACACGCGGGCGTCGATCGTGACCCGGGTGTCCGGGGTGAACAGGTCAGCATAGGCGCTGTCGGTGTAGAACGTGGACCCTGCTGTGACCATGTTCCCGGACGCATCCCGGACGGTGATGTTCTTGCCCTCCAGGAACCCGGCGACGTACTGCGGGACCGCGTACACGTCACCGGAGGCTCCCACACCTTCGAACGTTTCGACCATGATGGTGTGCACCCAGAAGCTGCCAAGGTCCGTCGCCGCTGCCGGGTTGGAGTAGACGACCATCAGCCGTAGATCCAGACGTTCGTGGGCAGGAGGTTGTTCTGGGAGAGTTTCGCCACGGCTTCGGGCACGAGCTCGGTAACTGCGGCGGTCTTCGCGGTGGCGGCTTGGGCGGCGTCGGCGTAGGTGAGGCGTGCGGAGCCGATGGACTTCTGCGAGACGACGGTGGAGACGGCCACGCCGCCCGTGAGCGGGTTGACGCCGAGGGCCGCCCACGCCGCTGCCTGAATACAGGTGGCATCGTTGAGGACCTTCGCGACGACGGGGTCAGTTGCCAACCCGGTGAGCGGGTCTACCGCATAGTAGGCGCCCTTCGTCGCGGCGAGGACCAGGGTGGTGGCGGAGCGCAGCAGCGGGACGGCGTTCGCCGGGGCGGTGGTGCCGGTCCATGCTGCGAGGTCCGTGGGGGCTGCGAGGGCGTCAGGGACGACGAAGTTACCGAACAAGCCAGCCATGCGGGCCTCCTAAGTGTGTGGGGCGTGGGCCGCGCCCGAAGACGCGGCCCACGGTGTGTTACTCGGCCGGGGGTTCGGTTCCCTCAGGAGCCGCCGTCCCGGTTTCCGGATCTACCGGGGGATCGGTTGGAGTTTCCTGACCGGCGCCGAAACGCTCGATCAGGTCCGTCTTCGTCAACGCCTCAGCCTCATCCGGAGTCAGGCCCTGGACAACAGCCCAGCCCACCCACTCCGCTTTCACGGCGTTGATGGCAGGCCTCGACTCAGGCAGCCCCGGCACGCCGTCAGGACGGTCACCCTCAACGTAGGGGGTGCCGTCCGGCTGGACACGCCGGACATGGCCCTTCGCGAGCTTGTCCGCGATCGTCTCGTGCAAGGGCAGGGACAGTTCAAAAACGCCCCCGCCCTCACCGAGAATGAAGACCGTTGCAGGCTGTGCGGCCTGCTCCTCTGGCTCTTCAGCCATCAGCGGCGGTTCACCTTGAACGCGGTGACGGTGCCGGTGAACCCGGCGCCCAGGTCAAGGGACACCGACCCATCGGACTGGATGTAGCGTGCCGACTCCGCGGGGGAGATGAACACGGTAGCGCCTGCGCCCACGGACACGGTCAGGTCGCCCTGCCCGGATGACGGGGCGAGCGGCTGGGTGCCTGCACGCAGGATCGCATTCAGGGCGCCGGCGGTGGTGTTCTTCACCCGCAGGGCGAGGACTTCGGAGCGGACACCGGTGATGGTGTGCCCGTTGGTCGGGTCGGCGGTGGTGCCTGCCGGGTCAGCCACGGATGTGGCGGTGGTCAGGTCAGTTACTGGTACAGCGGTGCGTGCCATAGTAGTCAGCTACCTTTCTGGTTAGGAGACGGTGACAAGCGCGCTTGCCAGGGAGTCGGGGCGGACAAGCTTCGCGCCGTAGAGCACGAGGCCCTTCACGGCGTCCGAGAAGGACGACTGCGGGCGGAATGCCTCGATCTTGTTGATCTGCTCAGCGAACGTGATCGAAGAGTTCACGCCGGCGAGGATGGCGTACTCGCTGCCCGTGGTGTTCGGGGCGTTGTTCGTCTCCACAATGTCGAACCCTGCGGCGCGGCCAACAATGCCGTTACGCAGACCCTCAGTGCCGCCGGACTCGTTGGCCTTGATGAAGCGGGAGTCACGCAGGAGGCAGCCGTACATTTCCGGGGTGACCGCGATGGAGCGGCCATTCGAGGGTACGTTGGCTTTCTTCAGCTTGGTCCGGATCGGGATCAGCACCTTGTCGTACACATCGGTGGGGGTCGTCGCCGAGTTGACCGTGATCGAACCGAGCTGGTTCGCGGTCTGGATGCCGGTGTAGAAGCTGGCAATGTACTGGTCGATGACGTCAGCGACACCGAAGGCGGCTTCGTTCATCGTCTGGGGGATGACATTGCCCTTGGCCTGGCGGGCGTCCACGTCATCGACCTTGAAGGAGTAGAACTTGCTCTGGTCCACAACGAGGGTCCGCTGCGAGTCGTTGACGTCCTCCGGGTTGATGGAGGTGATGCCCGGCACGTAGGTCTGGATGGTGGGGCGGCCAACGGAGGTGATACGGACCGTGTCGCCGGCCTCGCTGATCTCACCTTCGTAGTCGCGGTTGATGAAGGCGCCGTAGACGAGTTCTTTGCGGAGCGCAACCAGGAGGTTGGCGCTCCAGATCTCCGGGCGGAAATTCAGAAGAGACATGGTGTGCCTTTCGGG